CGTCTGCGCTGCGGCCAGGCGTTCGGGGAAGCGGGCATTGGCAAGCGTTCCCGACTGGATGATTGACGCCGGAAGCGGGGGGATTCGGCTCAGGCGAATAGGCCCGGAGTTAGCCATTCTCTCCAGGTAATCAAGACGCTTCTGGATGGTGCGACGGTCGGCCTTCGCGTCCTTCGGTCCCCAGCGCGTCATTATGCGCCCTCAATCTCGGGAAGATCGCCCACAGGTGCAGGATACATCGTCACCGAGATAACCTCCTGTCCGGCACTCGCCGTGACCGAAACATCATCCAGCTTCTGCATCTGGCTGATCCTCTTTGTCAGAACGGTTGCCACCATTGGAATCCAGATTCCTGGAACGAGATTGTCAATCGTCAGCACGCCCTGCGGATTAACCGTTGAGTTGTCGGGGATGTGAAGCCGCAGCGGTGTCGGGGTGCGCCCCGCAAGGTTTCGCTGTGCCTGGCTGTTCAGCTCGGCTTGCGTTGGGCGATCCTCACCCGTGTCCTCATCGCCGGAAGTAACAAGGCGCTCAATGAGCCCATAGTAGGGGTGAACTCCACCAGCAACACCAGCAACACCTTCGCCGTCCGTGGCAATGCATCGCGTGCCAAGCTCTGAGCCGTAGGCGGTGAGGTTCATGTCGCCTACGAAATCAGCCTCGGTAACCATAGGCGTCTGTCCAAACGGCGCTTCATGCGTGTCCCATAGATGAATGGCGCGCCCAATGGCCGTATAGTCCATACCCGATTTTGCAGCCAGATTGTCTACGTGCTCGAACACCGTGTACTGGTAAGGCTCCGATGTAGTCGATGTCTTTGCGTCCGTGGCCGTGTGATGTTCCACGAGAAACGGCAGCACATTGCATGACGGGACACCCGCCGCAATCTCGGCATTGTTCTTGCGGGTCATCTCATTGACAATGATCGTCTTTGCTCGCGTGGTCGTGAATGTCACGTTCGGGTACGCATTGTCGTAGGCTGACTGCATGACGGTACGCGACAGGTACCACAGAACATCGCTAGCAGAAATCTGAACTCCGGTAGCCGTGTAAGTGATGAGGGTGATTGGCCCCTCCCACACGCGCTCGTCGCCGCGGAAGATCACCAGTTCGTGTCGTCCCGGCTCAATGCTGTTGATGACATCCGACTGTGGGTCGCAGTAGACCGCCGAGATTGAAACGCTTGCTGTAGAAATGTCATCGCGAACGCGACTCCACTTCACCTGATTCAGATTCTCCAGTTCAGCGATGCGCTGGATTCCGCCGCGATCATGGATGAATGCCCTATGGCTTGTGACACAGGGGGGGAGGTCTCCCGCGCTCACAACTACTCCTGTCGGGTAAGGGAAAGGGACAGCGACACGTCGTCACCCGTGCCAACCGGAACGTCAATCGTCATAAGGTACGGCACGCCGCACGTCAGTTCGGGCCACGACATCGGGCCAGAGTCCGTTCCATACAACAGGTTACTGGCGGTGACCGACCGAGCGCCAGCGACAGACGCCCAGGCTCGCTTCACCGTTCCATCAACAACAAGTTCGGTTCGAGCCGGAAGGTACGACAGGATGAACTCTGCGCAGTAGGCAAACTGGTCAACGCTTGCAGGAGCCCAGCCGAATGGGTTTGGCGTAAAGCGCACTCGAACCTGCCGAACTTCCGTTCCGCCACTGACGAGCGTGATAGTGGGCAGTGTCTTCGACCACGCGCTCACATCTTCTGCGGGGATCGCATAGTAATAGCGATCCCACTGGGAAGGATTGGCAACGCAGTTGTTGACGATAACTGGAGGCCGCGGAGGTTCCGGAATGGGCGGACAGTCCGGGTCTGTGATGATGGACGCCGGATCATCCGGTGGAGTGCCATCCGTCCACGAGGCGTGCTTCTGCAGCTCGTCAAGGCTCAGGAGGTACAGCAGGTCGTTGCTTGTGCCGAACTTGTAGGGAGTCCCGGCGACCATTGTGAACTCGATGATGGCAACGGAGTCCAGGGGAGCGCGGTAGCGGCTCGTAACGGTGGGGCCAGAAGTTCGCACCACATCATGCAAGTAGCGCTCGTACGGCTCGGCAAGTTTGCTCGCTGGAACGCGACCGGAAACCTCAGCAGTAACCGTCACGTCCCCGACACCAGCCGTGGGAAGAATCCAGGCGTACATATTCGCGCCACAAGACTGGTAAGTGATGGGCTGGGTGTAGACCATGCGGCTGCGCGACTGGTTGGGGAAGCCAAGCCAGGAAACTGCGTACCCGTCAGGCGGCGTGGAGTTTCCATCAAAGAACCCGTTGAAGGTGTCGCCACCCTCGGACACAAGGTTGGTGATTTCAAACTGCCACGCTGAGTGAATCTCCACATGCGCTCCCGTGGCATAGGGAACGGTCATGACGTAGAAGCCCCAACTGTCCGTCAGGGTGAAATCCTGGGTAGCAAGAACACTGCCATCATTGTTAGCGATGACGCTGACGGTGAGTGAGCCATTGGTCGCAGAATGGACCCTCGCCGCAAAGGAGAGCATGTTGGTCCCGCTGGGAGACTCGCTTACGTCGAAGGAAAGGGTGATGTCCAGCTCGCCATCAGTGCCCTCCGCCTCGACGTATCCCATAGAGCCATTTGCGGGACCACCTGTTGGGCTGTGGGACAGCGTTCCGCCCGTGATCGTGTATCCATAGGTGCTTTCCGCAAAGCGCGGGTTCACAACGTTGTTGGTCCGCTGGGGCGTAATGGTAGGCCCGACAAAAACAGGGAATCTCCTGTAGTCGTCAGGGTTGCCCGTGTAGCCCGACACGCCATAGGCAAAGCTGAACCCGTCATTGCCCTTCGGCGTGATGGTTCCCTGGACACTCACATCATCGAAAGGGCTGGGCGCGGCGAGTTGAACCAGGCCGCGAGCGTTTGAAAGTCGTACGAGCGTTGTCGTCTCTGTGGCGCCAACCTCCTCGTAGCAGACGGGAAGCTGCGGCGGCGCCGCGTAGTAGCACAGCGTCGCCCCAGTGCAGGAACCACCGTGGTCCTGACAGGGCGGAGGGTTGAGGGCCGCGTCCAGCCAAGCCAATCCGGCGCTCAGCGCAAGGGGATTCTTGCCGATAGCAAGCGCGCGAACGCGGATATCGCGAGAGGCGTCGCGCGGGATATCCGAATAGCCACCAGCGCCAAGGGACTCGGTGATGTTCGCGGTAGCCGTGCTGTCGTCAATGCCCTCCACGGAAAGCGGGTATAGCCCGAGAAAGTCGAAGGTGGCCGGATTCGATGCGTCCACCCAGGGCGCGTCATCCTGCACTGGCCCGTCGTACTGCTCGCCAAGGATATCTTCGATGTACGGATTGCTGGAAACGTCTCGAAGGCGGAACGAAGAAAGCAGGTTCCTGACGTACTTTGCCGTCCGGGTTGCGTTAATGATCTCTGTTCCGCCAAAAGACAGGAAGCCCTCGTACACGTTGCCTCCTATGTGTTCAGCACTTCTTCAACAAGACGATCGAGTACCATGCTAGCCACCTGTTCCGGGTTCTTTGTGGGCGTGATGACATTGACGGCACCAGGAGCAACGGTGACATACCTACCGGGAGTTGCGTCGCCAGGGGCACTCGTGGCCGGTGTGGCGACCGCCCTAACAGCAGGGTCCGCCGACATGGAAGTGTTGCGCCAGTCTGCTGGCGTGATGGAACCTGGGGTTATCCCGAGGCTGCCCATCGCATCGACAATACCAGTGCCGAGAATGTCGCTCTTGGCGTTCTCGGCAATCTTCGTCATGTCACCGAAGGCCCTCTTGATGATCCCGGTGTTCTGCATGATGCCCTGCGCGAAGCCTTCGCTGATGTTCCCACCAATCTCGGCAAACACCTTGGACGGCGAATGAATGCCAAGAATGCCGCGGATGACATCCACGAACCCGCCAAACAGCCCTCGCGCCTGATCTACGATCCAGTTCCAGGCGCCCGAGATGCCATTCCAGAGTCCGTTGATGATGTCGCGTCCAATGCCGACCAGCCACGAAGACGCTCCGGAAAGGAAGCCGACGATAGAGCTTCCTACTCCGGAGAACCAGGAAACAACGTTCTGCCAGGCTTCGGTCACGCCATTATGCAGACCCTGAAGAATGTTTCTTCCGGAGTCAACAAGCCAGCCGAGGGCTCCCTGGAACACGCTCAGAATCCAGCCGGGGATACCGGCGAAGAAGTTGACAATGGTAGTCCATGCGTTACTGACAGCCTGGTACACGTCAGTCCAGAGCTGGTTCCACCACTTCAAGATGCTCGTCCCCCAGTTCGTGAACGTCTGCATGATGTTGTCCGCGATCGTGAGGACAAAGCTCAGGATGTTATTCCAGGTGTCCGAAAGGAACTTGGACACGCTGTCCCACAGGCCATTCCACCACGACAGAACGTTCGGCCCCCACGAGCCCAACCAGTTCAAAAGCTGGGTTGCCATATCAACAGCCACCTGCTGAATGTCGGTCCAGAGCTTCGACCACAGCTCGCCCAGCTTGGAGAAGTCTCCGGTGAGCAGGGCAACAACCGAACCGATAAGCGTTCCGATGACCTCGCCAACCAGCTGCATGATCGGAAGCGTGATCTGCATTGCACCGGCCAGAATGTTGAAGAACCCCGCGAGGCCCTGAATGAGAGGGACCAGCGACCCCAGTGAGGTGAGAATCGGCGCCAAGAGTGGCGCAAGAACAACGAGCGCATCCCGGATGAAGGGCATGATCGCCACGACAAGATCAGCAAACGCCTTTGCAAGCGGCTCCACCACCGGGCCGAGCGTTTCGGCCAGGACGTTGGCAACCTGCGCAATCGGCCCAGCCATCTGCGCGAATGC